TGCCAATTGCTTGCAGAGATCGTCGGTGCGGTGCCACCACCACCGTAAGTCAGCTCAGTCACCGCGTTGGAGGCGCCCAGCTTAAATATTTTGTTGTTGCCGGCAAACAGCACGGTCAATGTGCCGTCTGTCTGCACCAGCTCATGAATGACGCCGACTGCGTTCGCGCCCAGGTTGCCCGAGCTGCTATTTACCTTCGTCCACCCTTTACGCGCGCCGACACGACCGTACTGGTCGATGACACAATTCGTGGCCGTCAGCGCGAAGCCCGACGCTAAGTCTAGCGGCGAGTCTTGCGTATTCATGCCATAGAAACCTGGCGCTGAAATGCTGAAGGTGAGAATCGGCTGGCTCATGTCGGCACGAACTCCTGAAACTCAGGGTAACGCGACACTTCCAAGGCGATGTAATCGGCCAGCATCGTGCGGTACAGCGCAAACGCTTCAGATGAACTCAGCCCGCCATCTTCGCCGCGCTCGACCAGCGCGCGAGCATACGCGCTCTGGATCACCAATTCTGGTTTGACCAACAAGACGTCACTATCAATAGCTAAATCGTCTTGCGGAACAAAAACAAAGAACTTTAAGCTATATACGTTGTCAGGCCGTGGGTACAGCGTGACCTTGGCGTCGCCAGATGCGTCGACACCATCAAAAGCGAATTCGGTTGGCGAGCTGCTAGTGGGCGTCGAGAAGTTCTGCTTGCGCTGCATCTGCGAGTTGCTCAGATTGCGCATGACCACGTTGTCGGTCACATTGAGCGCGTCCTCGACACGGAACTTCTGCCCCGCCCCCGTCATGCTGTATTCGTAAGTGCCGGCGACAGTTGTGATCGTGATGGTCTGCGCCAGCACGTTCCAAGAATAGGCGTCCTCTACTTGGCGCTTGGCGTCATTAACAAAACGGCCAACTAGCGAGGAATACGTCGTCTGTGCCGACGTCTGAACGGAAGATTCGCGCAGCCGCGCGAGAACTTCGTTAATGATTTCGAGATAAGTCATTTTTTCTTCGCCTTATTCCTTGCGGAAATAGCTTTAGCTTTTGCCTTTGCATCAGCTTTGGATGAGGCGCCCCAGGCTTGAAGCGACAACAGCAGCCGGGTTGGCTCGCCGTCTTTACGCTCTGGGCCGGGCATGTTGCCCATCCTTGCGAGAAAAGAAGCTCGTCTCGGATTGTCGCCGGATTTGACCGGCGCTTTCAGGGTTCCCCCTGTTTCTGCATTATAAGACGCCCGGCCTTTAGCATTCAAGCCGCCCTTGGGGTTTTGACCGGCTTTTCGTTGCCAAGCGGACGTTTTCATTTTTTCCTCGGCTTCGCGGTCTTAGCGGAGTCCTTAAACGCCTGCGCGGTCGGCGCGCCTTTTGTGCCGGGCTTTCTCATCTTTTCCCCGGACCCTGCGGCGATGCGCTTACGCTTGGCGTTTATGTTGGCGTACAAGCCGGGCTTCATTTCTTGGCCTTTTTCTTAGCCATGCCTGCCATGCTCAAGCCGATCGCAACCGCCTGTTTCTGTGGGTAGCCTTCCTTGCGCAGCTTGCTGATCTTGGCCGAAGCAGCTGCCTGCTTGCCCTTTTTCGTATATGGGTACTTCTTTCCGTCAACCATTGGCATGATGTCACCCCTTAAAAAATAGACGATCTGCTACAAAGGTCATGACGCCGCCGATCGCAGAAGCTACCGACATGCCAACCCAAAACCCACCCTTGGACTTGTTGGCCATCTCTAGCAACTGTTTGACGTCATCGCGTAGCCCGTGAACTTCTTTCTGCAACGCTTCGACTTGCGCCTCTAGCTTGCCGAACTCTCTTGGGTCAATTTCCGACATGTTCTTTCCTTGGGCGGCCAGGACGACGCGCGTACTCTGGCGGCGTCATAGCAAGCTGTCTGGTTTCATCCTCCACGGGAGCGTCTTCATCAACACGGACGTATCCAGCGTGGCCTTTCATGCTGTCTATATCGTGCTGGAGCGTAAACGTAACAGTTTGCCCGCTTTGTAAGCAGCGGAATGTTGCGGCCATGTTGCCTCCAGAAGTGAGATCGGGGGCCGAGGCCCCCGGGTATTACGCGATGGAACGAACGACGACCAGACGCAGTGTTGCCGACGCCAAGTCGACAGTGCCGCCGGTTTCGTTTTGGAAACGGATGCTAACGGTATCGGCTGCGCTGACATACGCAGTCACGATCAAGCCCGCCACGTCAACAGCCAGCGAAGCACTTAACACCATGTCGCCCAAGGCTACGCCTGGAACAGCAACGGTGTCGGTGTCGCCAGCGCCGTCAGACAAGCTGTCAGCGTTTAGCGTGGCGCGAACCAGCCAAGTGTTGGAATACAGACCGCGAAACTGGTCAGTGCCAGCGCGGACAACTACAGAACTAGCGTTTGCCATGATGTTCTCCTAATTAGGTTAGCCCCCCGGCTTTCACCGGGGGAGTTCAATTAGGCTGGAACAGCCAGAGCGAATGCCGAGGACGACAGTGCTGCGCCGGTGGTGGCCGCAGTACGGATTGCCTTAACGCCGTACAGAGTGTCAGCAGTGAACAGGGTACCGAGGTATTCCTGCTTGTACTGAGTCTGCGAACGAACTGCCATCTGCTCAACCAGCACCATCGAATCGCGGTGACCCATCAGGCAGATACGGTCGGCGCCGCCGCTACCAGCACCGAAGTCGGCGTTGGAAGTGACGAACACAGGGATGCCGTACAGGTTACCGATCTCACCGTTGCGGATGGCGCTGCCGTCACCCACAAAAGCCTGTTCGGTGTAGCGTGCCAGACCCATCAGGGTGTTACGCGACGATGGTGGGATAATGAAGAAACGACCATCCATTGGGGTGTCGTTGTCATCCAGACGCTGGATCGTGCGACGGATAGCAGCATCGGTCAGTGCAGCAGCGTTCGATGTCGAGCTGTTGTACGCGGTGGTGCCGTCCGAGCCGATGTAGGCTTTGGTCGTCGATGTCGAAGTTGCATAGTCGTCGGTGCCAACGGTTGCGCCGTTGAATGCACGGCCGAGCTGCACCAGATCAGTATCAACACGGCGAGCCAGTGCATAACCAGCGTCGGCAGTGTAGAACTGACGCAGCGAGTTCAGCGCCTGCGCCTCGACGATGTCCTCGATCAAGCGGCTATATTCATAGTGCTTGTTGATTGATACCTGGACTTCGGATTCAGTTGCAGCGATCAGTGTCACTGCGTCGGTCGATACTTTGGCCGATGCGGAACCACGGGTCGGTGCTGGGATGTGGACGGTGTCACCCTTCTTGCCCTTGAAGTTCATCTTCATGACCAGGTTGGCCAGAACGAGGTTCTTCTTGTAGGCAGCAATAATCTCATCACTCCAAATCTCTGGAATGAATGTTGCTGCTGTTGTTGGGGTAACACTATTTGCTGGGGAAAAAGCTGTATTAGCCATGTTTAACTCCTTGAGGTCAAAAGTTTATTTGACCCTTCCCTCCTGATATGCCGCCATAATTTCTTCAGACAGCGCATCGTATCGGGCTGGGTCCGTCATTTTCAGCCGAATAAGGTCAGCACGTCGGTAAACTCGCTTCGAACTCTCCCCGGTTCCACCACTGTCGACTTGCACGGCCTTCATGGTCTGCTGGCGCGCAGCAGTTGCCTGCTGTTTGGCCTGCTCACCACGAATGTTGCGCAATTCTTTGTAGGTAGAAAACAATTCGTTCGCCGAATCGAAGTCAGCTTGGCTATCTGCTTTGGCGTACAACCCAATGCGCACCGGGGACGACTTAACCCAGTTTGCAAAGTCCTCACTTTGGAGCAATTGCTCAAAATCAGGATGTGTCTGCGCCAGCTTTTGCCTTGCCTGTAGCGTCTTGAACTGCGCTGTCGCCTCGCGGGCGGCCAGCACGTCAGGATGCGCTTCGATCGTCTTCTGAATCGCCTTCTTCGGGTCGTCGAAGAAATCTACTTCCGGCTCTTCTTTTTCAACAGTTGTTTGCCGCGCGCCGAGATTCTGCTTGATTAGCTCGTCTGCCAGTTTCCGCACTTCCCCGACTTCTTGCGCCTGTCTTCCGATGACCTTTTCGGCCTCTTGATGCATCTTGATGATGTCCTCAAGCGACTTATTTCGGTACCGATCCGGTAATTCCGGCTTAGACTCGGCTACTGCTTCGGGTAGTTTCGCTTCCTCTGCCTCCAACTCGCTAGGCATCTCAGGTTCTTTGTCAATCAACATGTTTGGTTTCCTTTTCCTGCCATCTTTTGGTTCCCAGGATTAAACGGGGCCGCGTGGGTTTATCCGTTTGCTTTGCGTTCCGATTCTAACTTTTCGCGGTGTTTTCGGTCAAACTGGTGATACGCAGTTGGAAAATGACCTGACCACCCCTCGAGCTTGAAATTCGGACTCGAAATCGTGCGGCGGGCTGACTTGCCACACATACAACAAACGATTTGCTGCTCATAATCAGCAAGTCGCCATATGCTCGTTCGCTGACCGATTTTAGGTTTTTCAGCCAAGTGAGAATGGACAATTCGCCCTTCTTAAATTGTAAATCTTTTTCGCCTTCTATCACAGAAATGTTCTGCAAGGAAGCTATTATATTATCGATATCTTCTTGCAAATCTAACCACCCCTGCGTTGCCATCATGGCAAATCGCTCTTCATAGTATTTTTGTAATTTTGGGTCCATTAGGGTTCCTCTGGCCAAGTCACTTCCCAAGGAAAGCCTTCTTGGTTTGGCATGTCTCTTAGCGTCTGGCGGTAGGTCGCCCAAGCCGCTTGATCCACTGGCGCATCAGCTACTTGCGTCCAATCAGAAGCAGTCAGCTTACGGTTTCTTTCGTCTCGTACAGATTTTGCCTGATTTGCATCAATAGAGGCAATGGCTTCAGCGTCCATCTCAGCGACAGAAAACTTGGTAAACCACTGCCCATTGATTTCCTCGACACCATCTCGATAGGCAGTCTGGTATCTCGTTGGCTGTGCTTGTGCGCCATTTAATACCGGATCAGCATCAAAGCCATTGAGTAGCTCAACCGTTAGCTGTTGAGGAAAACTGGTATTTGGATGAGCAGCGCGGAACTCGCTCTCTGTCATCACTTGCCCTGTTCGTAGTCTGATTTCCATAGTTGTCCTCAAGCAATAGCAAGGTAGATATAAGTTGCAGCATTGACGTTGACGTTGGTAGCTGTGACCTGATTGACGATAAAGCCGCTGTTGTCGGGGTCGATTGTGTCGTCTGTTGTGACCTCTGCTGCCGTCGTGTTCAACGAAAATCGTGGATCGTTGCCAGCCACAATACCTCGCGCTGTATCCCAAACATACCAATCGCCAGTGCTGTCGGTGCGCTTGATAAGTACGAACCTAGCACCAGCAGTGAAGCCACAGTTGATGGTCTGGTTGCTGCCATTGCCTGTGTAGCTTCCTACTTTGGATACGCCAGCAAGGGTAGCAAATAGATAAGCAACTTGATTTCCGTTTTGAACTACTGAAATAGCGTCAAAATTCGTAGACGTTACATTCCCAAACCCAGTAAATGTAACTTGAGCGTCAACTGTATTTAGGAACAACACTTTAGTAGTTCCTAATGTTTGAGAATAAACTACCCAGTCATAAGCAGAATCCCGGCGTTTTGTGATTATTAACTCTGGAACGACACCAAGATTATGTTTAACAGAGGTTGTAGAGCCTGTACCCGTATAGCACACTACATCAAAGAAGCCGGGAGCGCGGCGAAAAACGTGGAACAAGAAATTGCCGTAAGTTGCGCTATTCCAACCAGAGCCTCTAGTAAGGTTTCTTGAGTCCGCCCTAAGTTGAATGTAGCGCGTGGCTTCCGCATTTGTTGAATTTGACATTAAGTCATTTGTCAGCGTACCGCTCGAAAAGCTGTCGCTTGGCCCGCCAAGCCCACGCAATCTGTCGCTAGTCGTGTTTCTATAATTTGTCCCGTCTGTACCATTTCTTGAATATGAAAGGTACAGATCGCCGGGAAACGGAACGCTAGTTGTTTGTATCGTGTCTGCTTGCGAAACAAGCTCTGCGTAATACACACTCGTCCCACTCGTCGGCGGTTTCATCGGGCGACGGATGGCGATGTAGATGAACGTCGAACCTGCTTCGTTAATGTCGGACTGCACCGAGTTAAAATAAAACCCAGTAGATGCAGCGACAACTTGATCTGTAGTTGCTGTGCTTTCTACTGCTGATGAATTTGCAAGCAACCATCTTTGTGGGTCAGTTGCGCTACTAGACATATTCCTCATAATATCTGTCATCACCCAACTGTTAGCCGCGCTACTAATATTTTTAACCATCACCCACTGTGGCTCGTACCCAAGAGTCACAATTTCTTTTGCTCTATGGTTGCTTCCTAAATATGTTCCGCACGTTATGACATTATCCGTACCAGACGCGCCGAACCCGCCATCGTTATGCGCAAATATATAGGCAACGTAAGTGCCGCCGTTAGCGTTAACCGCGGTTGCTGTGCCTACAGAAAACACGGTGCTGGTTGGGGCTGTGCTGTTCCATATTGATGTAGCAGTGGCCTGTGCATTGCCAAGGTTTAAGTAAATGTTATACGCAGCAGAGGTAAGCCCTCGGTGATAAACAGCCCAATCGCCTGTAGAGTCAGTTCGTTTAACAATAACGCAGCCGGGAGTTGAACCTAAGTTGTGAGCTATCGTTCTAGCCGTACCATTCCCCGTATACGTCACCACATCAAAGAACTTTGCTTGCTTGCGGAATGTCCATGAAACGAATGTTCTTGCAGAAAAATTCGTTACGCCAGAACTATCAACACCTAACGTAAAGCCGTTCGAATCGAACGAAGAAAGAGAGTCAGTCCATCCGACACTGCCGTTTGTTAAATTACTAGAGAGTCCAGAGCCTGTTCCAATTGCCGTATTGAATAGAGCGTTATTAGTTGCATTTGATCTGCACTTAAACCATATCATCCCACCCTTACCGGCAAGATCGATCCCATTGGTAATGGTTTGCGATGCCCCAGTACCCGTGTACAACCACGTCGAGAAAACGTCCTCAACGTAATTAGCAGCACCTGCTACTTTGGCTGCACCTAAGAGCTTATTAGCCAGCATCAGTTATTCCCCACTCGCGCACCGTAAACCTGACCGCCAACTTTCCACAGCACGATCGTTGTATACCCTGTCGTAGTCAGCGTAGGCGCAGAACCGGAGTCTGTTTCCCACACAACACCAGAACCACCCCAAGTCGCATCTGTCCACGTTAAGGCATAAGCCGTACCGTCATCGACCATTAAGGTAATCGCTTCACCATTAACAAAGCTAGTTCCCTTTGGTGTACGACTCGCACCCAAGGTAATCAACTGAATCGAACCGTTACCCGGATTAATCTCAAACGCTGCGCCGTCAGTAATCGTGTAAACGTCCTCAAGGATCGTTCCAATGATTGCCGGATCGGTTAGCGTCTTGTTGGTTAGTGTCTCAGTGCCAGTTGGACTAACGTAATCCGTACCAGCAACCGCATTCGCCAGCGCGCCGCCACTGTTTGCTTTTAAAAGCGCTGTACCAGACGGAGGAGCAAGGTAGTCAGTACCCGCAGTGGCGTTAGCAAGAGCGCCACCACTGTTTGCTTTCAGAATCGCTGTGCCAGACGGTGGTGCCAAGTAGTCAGTGCCAGCAGTCGCCGCAGAGAACGCGCTCTGACCATTCCCCTTAACAATGCCAGTCAAGGTCGACACACCTGTGCCGCCGTAAGGCACAGTGACCTCGGTGCCTTTCCAGACGCCCGTCGTCACTTCGCCGCTGTCGTTAACGACAAACGATGAGTTCTGTACTAGCTTGCCTGTCGTACCATCGAACCTGGCCACCGCATTGTCGGTCGATGAAGCAGGGCCAACAACATCACCAGTACCCCCACCGCCAGACGATGCAATCGTAATCGACCCAGCGCCATTAGTGACCGTGATGCCACTGCCTGCGGTAATTGTGTTCTTCTCCCACAGACTGGTCGTTGCGTTATAGATCAACACTTGACCATTCGACGGGCTCTGCGCTGAGACGTTATGCAGCTCATCAAGCTCATAGCCGTTCTGCACGCGCACGTACAGACGACCATTACCCGCATTAGCGCGCTCGACTACACCGAT